GTTCACATTGTTAATAGTATATGCGGTATATATTGGGTTCATGTCACTAATCGCACCCCATATTTGACCATTCTTTATTACCGGAGTTCCAAGTTGATATTTAACCGGTCCATATAATGCTAAATCGGTAATACTAGATTTTGTAAGTCCTGAAACAGTATAAGGAATTGTAACATAATTGATTGATGTTTGAGGGGGAACCTCGTTAACCGCATCTCCCGAAAATATATAATCATAACTAACTGGTGTATTTACCCAATTACCGCCGGCAGGAATGAAAAACGCTTCACCATTTGGATTGTTTGGTACAATGTTCGTATAAGGCGTGGTTATTGTTTTAGTTACTAAAGTCGCTCCCCACGGATTTGTTTGTTCCAAAGTTATTTGGTACTGTTTATTCGCGGTAGGGTAAAGATGACTGATTGAGTTGGGGGTATATGTTGTTATTGTCTGTTTTGGACTACCATCCCCCCAATCTATTTTATATGAAGACAACTCCAAAAATTTTTGAAATTCACTTGAAGTATTGTAGATATTAACTGTATATGGGTTTTGGGTTGTAGAAGAAAATATAAAATTCGCAACAACATCTTTTTGTAAAACCGCCCCATCAAATGGACTATAATATCCAACATCTATTGCGGTTTGTCGTATTAGAATTGGTACGGTCAGTCCCGTTAGTAATGATGACCCATTGGGACCGGCGCTAAGAACTTGTGTCATAGCGGAATAAACCCCAACAGTCTGTCCTGTATAACCAGCACCTACCGTTTGACCACTAAGGTTTACTCTAAAAAGGTCTCCAAGAATATTTTCAGGAGATATTATTATTTTATAAAAATCTTCCATTATTGAGGATTAACATATTCATACCATTTTATTGGGGTTGTTGCGGTCGTACCAGCCCTTCCATTTAAATTACTATAAAGTTGTTGACTAGGGTTCATATTAAATACTTGATACGTTTGTTTCTCATAATTCATCTGAATTCTATAATAGAAATATTTTGTGTTATCAAATACATACTTATTTCCGATAATTTGTGATTGAGGCATATTTATCATTTTTGTAAAAAATCCTTTACTCGCGTCATAAAATTTTGCGGTCATATAGAAAGTCGTTATATCCAAAAAGTTTCTTTTCTTTAACCAATAAATAAAAAATCCTTCTTTATCTCCAACATAATCTAAAATAAAATATGGTCGTTTAATTTTAACGGGTGTTCTATCCATTATCGAGTCCATCGTCAATCCTTGTTGAGTCGGGATTATTATTGTGATATAATTTGTTTGTCGTTTCTCATCCACATTATCATATAAATCTAATTTAAAGAATGAATTTGAAAAATTGTTCGTATAATAATATATGTCTTGTGTAGTAAACCCTTCAGACATATAATCGTTTCTCCAATTGGTTGTTGTATCTAAAGAACCTCCTGAATAGAAATTAAATTCATATTGTATGTCCGTAGCTTCAAGTGGAACAGTTGAACTTGGGTCGTTAATTAATGTTGGAGCGTGAGCGAATCGAGTCACCTCAAAATCACCAAAATCTCCTGTCACTTTTTTTATTATTTCACCTTCATATTCATCAATACTTTGGTCAAGACCTAAGTAGTCCCAAGTCAATTCGATAGGTATTACTAATTCTTTATTAGTAAATCCTTCCTTCATTATTTGTATTTTATTCACACTTATCAATTAAAGGTTTTATTGGGAAATTAACCCCTGTTAATCTGTTATTATAATTAATACCTTCAGGTATTAATCGAAATTGAACTTCTTTGAATGGGTATTGAGCGAAATTTAAAAAGGGATAATCTACTCCCCTATCTAAATTATCAATAAAACCATAAGTATATAAATCTCTCCATCTGAATTGTTGGTCGGAGTTCGAATAATACGCGTAGCTCGGAATCCCTTCAATTACTCCAACATCGCCTGTCTCAATATAGTCTGAAAATACTCGTATTGTCATTGGTGTGTGAGGTTGGTAATAAAATCCTGGTGCGTTTGTGTCGGGTTGTAAAGTTGTTGAGAAAACATCCTGATTATATTTTATCTTATGAAAATAAGGTGATATAACTCTTTCTAACTGTTCATAATCATTCCATTCACAAAAATCACCATCGATTGTGTCACCAGACATTAAATTTTGGTTATAATAAAATGTTTTTGTTACTCCATTAGTTAAAGTATAGTTAGATGTTTTTATATTTGTATTCGATTCAAAATAAGTGTCATCCCACCAAACATTATTAGTATTACTACTATTTAAATTAAATTCCCACCCTTGTTTTAGACCAACACCAGTACCCAAAAATGGTTTATTAAAATACCCAGAATATCCTTTATTAATGACAGTTAGAAACAATTCACTAATTGGTCTTTTTTGATTATCAAGAACATTATTCAAATCGAAGTCATTCTTAAATGTTACATTGTACGAATTACTACTAGTTTTCTGAGAAATTCTTGAAATTTTATTTGGTGTGATTGAACTATATTCAAATTTTTTTTCTTCGTTGAATACATTTTTTTCAAACGCATTCTTATTTATAATACATTCATCAATATTTGTAACTATTTTATGTTCCCTTACATAATATTTTGAGGTCGTTTCAATTAAGTTTTCAGGATTAATAACTCGTTTAAACTTACCTGTTTTACCATTAAAAAATGTGTTTCCCGTATACCCAACATTATAAATATTGAAAATAAATTCACTACTATCAACTAACCCATTACCAAGTGAATAAACTTGAAATAAATTATTTATATTATAACTAAAAGATAATTGGACGTATTCTCCAACACTTAATCCGTGAGAAGTAGCACATTCAAACGATACCAAACTATTTCCATTTTGGCTAGTCAGTCCAACACGAAATGGGATTCCTTCTGAAGCAATCCAATTACCAAAAACAGAATTTAATTTTTTACTATAATTATTCCTATAAGGATAACTTAAGTAATATGTCCAATTATAAGTATACGCACTTTTAGCCTGATACCTTATATGTTGGTCAGTAACATCGGCCCTATAAAAATCAAACTCATAATATTGTGGATAACCAAACCAAATTCCACTCACAGCGGACTGTTCAGGATTAACATAATATAAATTATTTTTAAAAGGAATGTATTCTGTAGTTCCAAAGTAGGTATTTGAATATAGGTAATTTAATTTAAATGTTGGTCTAAAAATTGCACAAGTTTGTCTTTCATCGTCATATAATTGGGTTAAATTTATACTTTGACTTCTATCGTATTCCGTAATTTGTTGACTTTGTTCTTCTAAATTTAATGAAATTTCTTGGTCAACGAATGGCGCTGACTTATATTGTAAACTACTCGGTATTATCGTATACTTATTCATCCACAGAATATTTTGTTTTAAATTTATCTAACGCGGATTCCCCTTTAATAACTCCAAAATAAAAATGGTTTGGTGCTCCCACTAAAAAGTCTTTTTCAAAAGTACCCACACTTAGATTTGGATTCGTTGAAAATTGATATGCATATCCTCCACTATTATTTATCCCGAAAATATACCCTCTTTGATATATATCTCCAAGTGGTTGTACATTTGGTCCCGCAGGTGTTTCTGCACTTGAACCCATAAAATAACTTGGGTTACTTGAGGTGTCCTGTATTCTTCGACTTAATGATTGATACCTTTGACTAAAAATATCGGATTCGTTGGTTGCCCAATTATTTTTTTCGGTTCCAAATATTGAGGTTCCTCCATTTAACTTCCATTGATAATATGGTACATATTGAGATTTTATATTATACGGGTAGGTGACCGCATTTTTTGGATTATTTGGGAATCTAAAATCAATTATTCCCGGACTTAAAAAATCTTTGTTTTGCAAATCAATAGTACTCGAAGAGAAAAATATTCCCATTGTTGGATTATTAGCACTACCCAGTACAACCACGGGGTCATCGATATTTCCGGTAACCTTATAGTATTGAGGTGAAAATGCAATAACACCATATTCTGAGTTAATTGACATACTTTGAGCTAAGTCCCCGTCGATTCTTAATTCTTTTCTACCAAATAAAAGGTTTAACGCCCCATTTAAACCACCTAATAAACTATCTAAAAAACCAGAACTTGTGATTCGACTAATAACAAATAAATTAACCAAATCTGAAGTATCTGAATATGTTGTTGGTGTTAAACTTTTCATAATGTAACCTTTAGCCGACGCGTCAAATAGTATTTCTTGGTAGATACTATCTTTCATCCCTAAATTAACAATTGTCGTTGGGAATAGTAAATTTCTATCATTAACCGCTCCGCCGAATTGTCGAGCATTTATTCCAATAAATTTACCTGTTGTACTTGAAAATGGTGAACTTCTATAGTAGAAAGTACTAGTACTTTCATCAAAAAAAACAAGTGGTTTAGCATATACGGAAGTTGGTTTACCTAAAATATCAAATTGAGTATCTGCCTGTATTGGAAACATATACAACGAACCATTAACCCAATTATTTGTAAACGATTGTGATAAAACCCCTCGACATAATCCATAATTAAATCTAAATCTATATCCCCATTCCGCAAACAATTCTAAGTCTCCGGACAAGCCAATTAAAGGTTCATCTGCAAACACATAACAACCATTCTCAACATTACCTTGACCTTGGTAGTTCGATTTTACTCCAAAATTAACCCCATTCCCCGAATATGCGTCTAACCCTACTAATTTCTCACAATCGTTTAATGTATCCAACACATTAACTGACGCATATTGACCTTCAATATCTGCCGTAACTTGTTGAGCTCCTGTTGAAAAGGAAGCACCTCCCGAAGATAAACCTCCTCCTTCAATTGAATATCCTGCAAAAGATAAATTTTGTTGTAATAGTGGAACGGTATTACTCAAAAAACTTACATCATTTCTCCTTACATTCACATCAAAAACATCGGAAGAAGGTAATCGGTCACTCCTCATAACCATTTGTTGAGGAGGGTTATTTATTGATAATTTAAGGTTAGTAGTTCCTGTTGTTGCGGTAAATTGAGGTAATAATAAAGGACTAAAGTATAGATTCAAAATTGCGGAACCTTTATCGTCTAGAAGATATTTGTCACGTGATTCTTGTTGAGATGTGAAATTTCCTCGATACATATAAGCGGCACCTGATAAATCTTCTGTAGACCCGTAAACAGTACTTGCAACTCTGGGAGGGTTGATAGGGCTGGGAGGGTCAGTAATAATGAAAGGATTAGTAATATTAGCAGGTGGTTGTGCAAATAAGTTATTAGATGGGGGAGTTACTACAGACACACCTTTACCTAAAACAGAAGTGGAAACACCATAATTACCCATATTATAGATAAAAGTAAAACCACGCACTGTCCGTTGATTGGTTACAGTCCCGTTACCCCAATATTTGTTTCCTTGTCTATCAACGATGAATTTATTAATATTTCTAGGTGGAGGTGTAACATAAGTTGAATCCAATGCCCCATAATACCCAACATTACTTGTGGTATATGATGAAAAAGCAAGTCCAGGTGTTGTTGACGCATTTGGAAATAAAGCCGAATTTGGTATTCCGGGACTATAGAAATAAGAACCTGAAAATATTTCACCAACCTTTGCATGGTCTTGAACTGTTATAGGTGAAGTAATTGGAATTGCTTGAATAGGTATATTCATTCTTGTCATTGCAGATATAACAACACTCTCCTCTGTTGGATGTCCTAAAATTTTCCCGATACCATATGTGTTTGGCATCAGAGGAGAATAAGGGTCAACCCCTCTTTGTAATATTAAAATTTTTTGAGAGGCGAAATCACTTATGATTGAGGCAGGATAACTAAAATCTGGTTGGGAAGGAAAGGTTTTACTATTATTGGTTTTAAATCTCCACCCCCCATTAGGTTGTTCTACCAAAACATATCCACTATTGTCTGCAATTAATTCACGCCAAATACCATAAGGTTGATTACCTAAATCAGGTATTGAATATTCTTTACTTCCATTAGTTAAAGTTTTTTCATTTATTGTAATTGCGGTTAAAACTTGATAATACTCAATATCTGAAGGATACTTATACCGTAAACAAGCTTCACCGGTAATAATTGAATTGTTTTTTATTTCCGCAGTTATAGGCGTTAATGAATTATAGTCAATCCCATTTGGGTTAGATATTGTATGTATTCCAATAGTGAAAAACTGGGTTGTTTTCTCTCCGATACAACTTAAATAAGAGATACTTCCTCCACTTATCACCTCAAAAGTTATAGATAGAAAACAAGTTGAGTCTATTGTAGGTATTGTATAAGGAATAGGGGCAGAATTAGTATTTTGTGATGTGGCGTATGTCACTTGGGCAGTAGTATCATTTTTAATTACACCATTAATACCATTTATTTGGTAATTAGTAATTGTAGTTCCTTTCCATAAATAATTTTTATCTTCTGTATTTTCTTTATTAACAAAAGTTATCAAAGACCCTACAGCAATATCTTGAGAACTTAACACGGTTAGTGTGTTATCGTAATGAGCACTAACACCGATTGGAGGAGGAATGTTTTTAATAAAACTACCTCCACCATTACTTGGGTAATTAAATCTAACACTAATTCGATTAGTTCCTTGTGTGCCTCCCGGTGATGGTATATCAAAATATTTTTTTCTAGTATTATATATATTAATTCTTTCTCCGGGCGGTAAAGTTACACCATATGTATAAATTTTTTCATTGGAAGGATTACCATCTTTATCAAAAAGCTGAACAGCAAATGACATGGTAGACTTTACCAATCTAGGGTTGTTAAACTCTCCCGGTAATCCCGCAATTGCATTAGCAATAGTTGACGCACTTACAGTTACATTATCTTCAATTTGATTGGGGGTTTTACTAAAAATACTGTCTTCAATACTCTCAATATATAATGATGAGTCTGATAATTGAGTTAATATTCCTGGAGTAGGGGTACCACTATCTCCCGACGGTCCATTTGTTACTGGAGCACATTCGCAAGCTTGACAATCAGGGTATGTAATCATTGGTAATCTGATAGGACTGAACTCTCTATCCGTAATCTTTTTAAAATTTTTTATTAAAAAGGTCGCTAAAACACCATATACTGCAGCTATCGCTATCTGTACTATAGCCACCGCAACTAGACCAATAGGAGGTGGAAATCCTATAATTGCCGCTTTAATGGTTGCGGCAACAAGAAGTGTTTGTTTAACAAGTAAAGAAGTAATATATCCAATAAGAGCACCTAAGAGTGGAACCGCAAAATTATTCCATAAAAAAGCAACAATATGGTATATAATTAGAAATGGAATTCCAATTATTTGTATTATTTGTATAATAATCGCAAATATAAAAAATAATAGGTCAAAATTTCTGAATCCATCATTTACCGGAAATTTATTAATAGTACTTTCACAATCTTGACTATCAATTTCTTTTATCCCAATAAATTGGCCTCTACCCCCATTTTTAAATTCATCAATTAATCCCGCAACAGTATAAACTTTATTAAAATTAAATTCATAGAAAGTATCTTCACAATCAATAATTTCGTTTAATCTATTAGTTTTTGCAACGCCCGTAAATCCATCTGTGTATCCACTCCAAGCCAATCCAAAATAATACGAACTTTTTAATAATTTATTACCTGGAGAATACTCCTTGATATTTGGAACCAAATAATATGGTCTTCTAACTTGTTCACTTAAATTAGGTGATTGTTGCCATTTAATTTTAAATCTATACTTGGCTTTAGTTGGGATTCCTACGGTTGGGTCGTTAGATAAAATTTTTTCTCCAAACTCATTTGTAACAAAATAATCCAAATTCATTGGTAATTCAGTTAACCACACTCCATTTCCGTCAATAATATTACCCGATTGTTCTAATTGATGTTGTTCTAATACAGGATTACCCTCATTATCTTGATAAATTGTTTGTCTTATAGTTAATATTTGTCCCGGACCGGCAACTAATGAACAAAGATTACCCATGTCATCTGCAGGTCTTGCGTTTGGTCTAACTCTATAACTATCGGAGGTTGAATAAATTGACCCCATGAATACTGCGGTTGGTTGAATGTCAATATTAGCATCATCCCTTAAATCAAAATCAACTCGATTTATTGCAATATTACACAATTCAGGGTCACCCCAAAGAGGTGATACTTCAACATCTTTAGTTAAATTAATGATTTGTGGTAAAGAGTTTAAATCCGTTGATGTTCTAAATCTGTTTCCCGCCACTTGAGCTTCACTAGCGAGACCCATTCTTATTAAATCTTGTGGAGTTAATGAAAATTCACCAATATCAGATAAATCAACATCCATAACTAAAGTATGATTTCCCTGAGGAACCCCCATAATCATATAGTCACCACTTTCATTGGTTTTTACACTATACTTATAATATTTGTCATATATCTCAACCGCAGTTGCACCTGTTAGTGCGTCTAATCTTGATGGTAATGTTCCTGTTGCCGCGTGAGATGAATATGATTGTTCATACGGAAGTAAATTGTATCGATATCCGTCATCATTTCTATCGTTAGGTGACTTATACGGATATATACTTGAAATAATAGGGTTTGATTCGTCGACAGGGAGTATTGGGATAAAAACCGAAACTCTGGCATTTGGGATGCCAAATCCATTATTCGCAGTTACTCTACCAACAACCACACCATATTGAGCACAACTTTTAGTATAAACATCATCTTGTTGTAATGTTAGTGATAAAATCTCTAAAAATTCAAATTGTTGGTCTAATTGAACATTAATTGATTTATTAATACCTAACTCTGTTCTTATCCTATATGATTGACCCATCAAACTACTTTATTTAATAAATACTTTATATGGAATTTTTAAAAAAAAATCCACTTGATAAAATTATAGGATAAAGTAAAATAAAATAAACTTCTTATGAAAAAGTTACTGATTGGAAATTTTTAACCGATATTCTAATATCTTTATTTGGATATCGAACTTGATATACTTGTGAAGGCTGGGCAAATATCGTATCGTCAACAGGCCCAATTAATTTTGTTTCTTCATTTGAATATACCATCGATGTTTCAGCCGAAGAGTATTGTCCTCCCACTTCATTAAAAACATCAATACTTGCAACCGTTAAAACCCCATTTGTGTTTTGTATTATGCTTCTAACCTCAGAAAGATATACGTTTTGACCTAATTGTCTTGTTTGAGGATTAAAGTATGCCGATACCTTATCGATAACACTAGCGATTACTTGTCCTGAATTTTGTGCGGAGTCAAGAACAATAGAAATATCCATACTTAAATCAATCACCTCAGCAGTCAATATTGAAATATAATCATTCATCATCCTGTAGTTTGATAGGTAATTCGCAATGTTTTGTTTTAAAGTATTTGAAACAATATTGGTTAATTTTCCTGAAGTATCGTAAGATAGTATTTGAATTAATATTTTATTATCGTTCTCAGTAATTGCGACTTTGGCAGGTGCTCCGAATTGAGCCGGCATATTTCTAATTAACGATTCATAATCTTGGACAGTTACCGCTCGTTTTTGAGCCGAAAAGTTAAATGAAACATAATTTCTAATTTCTTCTAATGATGGAATACCCGCACCTCCAACCGCAGCGGTTACGTTAACACATCTCAATGAATTAACAACTGACGAGTTTGTGGTCTCTGACGGACCATTAACAAAGAAAGTAACCGTTCCAATTTGATTAATAACATTTGTCCCTAAATTGGTTGCCAATCCACCACCTATTCGGTATTGAATAAATAATGTTGAATTTGGAGTTAACGTCGAACCTAACGAAAAATTGTTTGAATATCTTTGTAATTCTAATGTTGTCCCTAAAGTCGTAAATTGATTTAATTGGTCTTGAGCGGTATTAGTTCCGCCACCAAATGTCATTTTTTTAAACCCTTCAGGTGTGTATTCGGTAATAAACCTATTTTGTGTTTGAATATACCTACCTACCTTAATTCCAGGTTGGTCAGAAACCTTTGTTGGGTCTTCAACGAATACTCTATCTTCCGCCAATGCGTCGACTTCATACCATCTATTTTCCAAACCTAAAAATTCTGCCGTTGTTGGAGTATTTGTATAATTTGTCCCATTTTTCAATAAAACACTTGTTATCCCCAAAACATTTTTTTCAGGTAAAAATAATTCAAAAAATGGTCTAACATCATTTACACCAATAACTCTTTTGAAAACTTTTGTAATCCCATTAATAACAATTTCTCTTTTAGTAATCGTGTAATTAACTAATATATTATTAGCATTAAAATTTGGGATTTTTAATCTATTTGGGAATCCTTCAGCATTATAAGGTGAGGCAAAATCAATATCATATGCGTTCTCAAACACAACACCTGCACCAACAACTTGTGAACCTCTAGATAATGTTCCAAGATATCTTTCATCTTCTTTATCTCCAAATGCCGGAACTGTGATTGAAAAGTCGACTAACGATACGGATGGTCTTTGTCCGGGTAATTTTAACCCGTATGTTCTGGCTATATTATAAATTGATGACCTTTGTTGAGCATATTGTAGAACTGTTTCTTGAACACTTCTATCAATGTTATAATGTAAGTTATCCGCAACGGCAGCATTCAAATCGAGAAATACCGAGAAGACTGACGCATCATTAAAATCCTGAATCAAATCAGGGTAATACGTTTTCGTGTAATTCAAAAGGTCTGCTCTTATCGATTGATAATCTCTACTAGCGTATGATATTCTATTATTTGCCATCTTATTTAAATATTGATAATTACAAAATCACTCTGACCAAATGTTGAGCCATTGGTTGAGTAATCTATTCTTATTTTTGCGGTGTACTCAGATGTCCCTTTTCCGGGAAATCTATATATTGATGATTCGCTCGTTCCCACAAAATTTTGTCCTGTCGCAATATCTACTTCTTCTTGTGGGTCGGCTGGCGTTATACTTAAACTATTGACCAATAAATTCGGCATAAAGTTTTGGATAGCGTCTCTAATGTCTGATTCAATAGCGTTAAATGTTAGTGAATCGAATGGTTCAAAAAGGAATTCATATAATCTTGTCCCAAATTCAGGTAGAAAATATCTTGACCCTTTTCGAGTTAATAATAAATGAATTAAATCAGCTTTAATTTCTTCTGGTTGTAGTTCCGTTAATTGGAGGTAATCTCCTCTTAAGGAATCTCTAAACGGAAAATTAATACCATATGTTACACCATTTGCCATAATTATAAATATATAGTTCTATTTTTTTCTTATAAATAGATAAAAAAAGAAAATCCCAACTAATTGTTGGGATTTTTATTTTAAGATGAACAACCAAAACATTCAAATTGACTATCTTCAGGTTTGTTAGTCACTTCAGATATTTCAACTTTAGGTGTTTCCACATTTGTTTTTGGTTTTTGAATTTTTGAAACATCGACCGCCAAATGTTTTGCCCCTGTTGATATTGCCTTGGTTCTAACATAATAACAAAGAGTTTTCAATCCTTTTGACCACGAATGGAAATGAGATGAAGTTATTTTTGATAATGTTGGATTCGACATATAGATATTCATTGATTGAGATTGGTCAATAAATGGAGCTCTATCAGCCGCCATATCAATTAACTCTCTTTGAGATATCTCCCAAATAGTTTTATACTTGTTAATTAAATGTTCAGCTCTTTTAACTTTTTTAGTGTAATTTCTATCTTCAGGGTCAAGATAATTGTTGAAATTAATATTTTGAATTGAACCTTCATTTAGAATAATTTCATTTTTCAAATCTTCATTCCAAATACCAATTTTTTCAAAATCAGTAATTAAATACTTGTTTACAATTAAAATCTCACCCCCTACAACTCGTCTATTAAATAACGCAGAATGAGCCGGTTCAGTCATTTCAAATGAACCTGTAATCTTAGCCGAAGACGCTACAGGCATTTGAGCGGTGAATAAACTATTACATACACCATATTTTTTAACATCTTCTTTCAAAGAATTCCAATCTAAAAATAAATCAGATTCGTTCAATCCCCACATATCAAATTGTAATACACCTTTTGACATTGGAGACCCTTTGAAATGTTTATAAGGTGTTCTAACACCTGATTTACATAATTCCATACTTTCAGTTACCGCAGCGAAGTAGATTGCTTCAAAAATGTTTTTGTTTAGACTTTTCGCTTCTTCCGATGTGAAGATATAATCCATCAAATAGAATACATCAGCAAGACCTTGAGTTCCGATTGCAATTGCTCTTTGTTCAAGACCTCCTTTCAATCCTTTCTCAGTCGAGTAGTTGTTTTTATCAATAACATTGTTCAACGCTCTTACAACTTTTCTAACTTCACTAATTAAAAGATTATAATCGAATTTACCATCTTTAATAAAATTCTTCAATACGATAGATGACAAAGTACAAATCGCTGTAGTTTCTTCATCTGTAAATTGATAAATTTCATTACAAAGATTAGATTGTTTGATGACCCCGATGTTTTGGTGATTCGTTTTTCTGTTTGCACTGTCTTTTGAACATAAGTAAGGAACACCCGTTTCAATTTGAGATTCAACAATTTTTGACCAAATGTCTTGTGCTTTAATTTTCTTACCAAGACCCATCTCAACCGCTTTGTTATAGTTCGATTCATATTCTTCCCCATAACACTCTTGAAGTGGTTTGATTCCCGCTTTGATAATATCGTTAGGACAGAACAAATACCAATCTCCATTGTCTTTAACTACATTCATAAAGTTGTCCGGAAGCCATAATGCGGTGAATAAATCTCTCGCTCTTAATTCTTCAGCACCTGTGTTTTTCTTAATCTCCAACAAGTCCATAATGTCCTTGTGCCAAGGTTCCAAATAAATTGCGGCACTACCAGGTCTTCTTCCTTGTTGATTAAAGAACCTTAAAGATTCATTAACTATTTTCAAATATTTCAACAATCCTCCTGCAAATCCACCTGAACTATTAATTCTACTTTCTTTACTTCTTATATTGGACATCGATAGTCCAATGCCTGCCGCATCTGAAGAATAAGTTGAGATATCATTTAAAGTTTCCAACAATCCACTACGAGAATCCGAGTTATTATAATGTAATACACAAGACGCCAACTGAGGAACTCTAGTTCCCGAGTTAATCATTATTGGTGTTGCCGGTGATATTAATTGATTCGACAATGAATTATAATAATCCATCGCCTCTTCAAATGTATTTGTTACCCACAACGCAACTCTCATATACATATGTTGTGGTCTTTCAACCACTTTACCTTCAGGTGTTTTCAACAAATACATCTCTTGTAATGACCTCCAAGCAAAGTAATCAAAATTATAATCGTTATCGTGATTTATAACTTCATCAATTTTTTCTGGTCCATAATTTTTAATTGTATCAATTAACTTCTCGTTTACAACACCTGAACCATATAATTCCATCATAGTCTGTGAGAAACTTTCATTAGTTTCTTTATGATATGACGATATTGCAACAGATGACGCTAATCTTGAATAATCGTGATGACTACCGGTATAAGCCGCGGCAATCTCATAAATAAGTTTATCTAACTCTTTGGTTGTAACCAATCCTTCAGTCGGAACTGAAGTGATTACTTTAATAAAAATCTCGTCAGAATTGACATTTAACCCTTTTGCCGCTCTTTTAATTCTGCTATAAATTTTCTGTGGATTAAACGCCGCATCGTCCCCACCTCTTTTTTTAATTTTTAATGACATCATAATTTATGTTTTTGTTTAGAAATCTTCTGTAAATGTTATGGTTTCGTTCAATTTTGCTTTTTGGTATTCCATAGTTCTTGACTCAAAGAAATTACCTTTAGTTTCAACTGCAATTTGTTCCATAAATTTAAATGGTTGTTCAACATTGAATTCTTTTTTACATCCAAGTTTAACTAAAAGTCCGTCAACCACAAACTCAAGATATTGTTTCATCAAATTTGAATTCATACCAATAAGTGATACAGGTAAAGACTCTGTAATAAATTCTTTCTCAATTTCCAAAGCAGATAATAAAATTTCTTTTATTCTTTCTTCACTTGGTCTATCCTCGATGTGATTGTTCAATAAATGAATCGCAAAGTCACAATGCAAGTTCTCATCTTTAAATATTAATGAGTTAGCGTTACACAAACCTTGCATAATACCTCTTGATTTCAACCAGAATATTGAACAGAACGAACCTGAGAAGAAGATACCTTCAACTGCCGCAAATGCAATCAATCTTTCTTGGAATGACGCATCTTTAATCCAGTTCAACGCCCAATTAGCTTTCTTTTGAACTGCAGGTAATCTATCGATAGCGTGAAAACACTCATCTTTTTCTTTTGGATTTGAGACATAGGTGTCAATCAAAAGTGAATACATTAATGAATGGATATTCTCCATCATCAATTGGAACCCATAGAAGAATTTAGCCTCCGGGTATTGGACTTCTTTTAGGAAGTTTTCCGCCAAGTTCTCATTAACGATGCCATCCGATGCCGCGAAGAATGACAATACATTCTTAACGAAATACTTTTCATTATCCGATAAATTTTCCCAATCACGAATGTCATTGGTTAAGTCCACTTCTTCTGCCGTCCAAAAAGCGGCTTGATGTTGTTTATAATATTCCCAAATATCATTATGTTCAATGGGGAATATCACGAAACGATTTGGGTTCTCTACTAAAATTTTTTCCATATTTTTTTTTTTAATTTTGTTGTTGTTCTCTTAATTTTCTTTTTTCTAATAATTCTTTAACTCTATCCCTCTTTCTCTCTTCTTGTTGTTCTTCAAACCCTAAGAATGTTACCGAACTTTCGGTATCAATCTCAAGCAATTCATTGTTGAATTTACAATTCTCGAATACAACACCATCCTTACCCAATCTTGATTTGGTAATTGCAATCGTTGCCAAATTCATTTCTTTTTGTTGTAATGTTTTGGCGACAGATATGATTACGTGTCCTACTTGTGCTTTCTTGATTGACCCACCCATTTGGTCTGTAGTTACAACCTCAGATGAAATTGAACTTCTATTACCTTGGGTTGCCGTCCAACCAACCAAATTAAGTTCGTGACACATTGCTTCAAACCCTCTCATCACCGAACCCTCAGCTTTCCACTCATCCTTACTTGAACTTTCCGGAACAACACAATCAATATAATCCATTAAAACCAAATCAATTTTCGTTCCATCAGCAATCATCTTTCTAAGTTGATTCTTAATCTGATTCATAGTAACAGAATCTGATGGTAATTTTTTCAAGATTAACTCATTTTTCATAGTTTCTTTAATCTCGGTAATTTTACCCATAACCTCTTCTTTATGTTGAACCAAGTTATCCGGTTCAATACCGGTCCAAAGAGTAAAATGTTTTCTTTGAACTATTTTAGGGTTATCCTCAAAAAATATTTGGATAACATTATAACCAAGATTAAATGCTGTGTTCGCAATTTTGGTTAGTATAGTGGTTTTACCAACACCTGTTGGAGCTAATATCACCCCAATCTCACCTTTAGCCAAACCACCTTTTAATAACTTATCAATACCAGGTATTCCCATCGGAATCGGGTGTCTAAAATCCTCATCCAAAACACTATCAAGATTGGAGAAGATATCGGTTAAACCGGTTTCTCTTTCTCCAACTTGTAACGCCTCTCGAACCAATCCTTCAACTTTATCATAAGATTCAAAATCACCTTCAGTGATAATCTTTTGAGCCTTATCCATAGCCTTTTGAAGTTCTTGTTGTTTACAGAACTTCAACGCCTTTTCTTGAACAAATTGAGTTCCTTCAAATGGAGCGTCTTTAACTTGGGTTATGGTGTCAAGAACGATTTTAGCAACCAGTTCTTGGGAAATTTCAGATTTAACGATTTGTTCAAGAGTATCGAAATTGGGAGTGGATTGATATTTCACATAATATTCTTTAGTCATCTGTAAGATGATTTTAAAATATTTGTTGTCAAAGTAAGAACTTTCAATCACATCCATGATGGTCATTGAAAATTCTTTATCTACTATGATTTGGTTTAAAAGTTGTAATTGAAATGTGTTCCCTAAATAATCAAAATTCTTGTTCATATGTTCTTTGTAAGTTTCCCTGTTTTATTAAATAGTTACTTGTTCAAGTCAAACTCCAAATATTTAAAACTTAATTTTTTTGATGAAAAAATGTCAGTCAATTCACGAAGAGCATCTTTCAATATAGGTCGTATATCAACCGTATATCGAACTTTTGGTGGAAATAATTTTCCATCAAACATTCTATGACAAATTGTCTGTTCTCCAATTTTTATATACATATTGAAGATTTCCGGACCATCGGTAAACGATGTATTCATAATTGTTGGGTCATTTGATATTAAATCTTGATTGTCCATCATATAAGTGACCGTTTTCATTTTCAATAGATATTGAAGCTCTTCTTTAAAACTTTTCATGAAGTAATAGAACTCCAATGAATTTTTTGCCTTAGGGTTATATCCTCTAACATTAAAAAACCTTTGAACTACAATATTATCATTCAATTTCAATAAAAATTCAATTTTTGTGCTTTCTTGTTCTGTCATAATTTTTAATTTTTGTTTGTGTTTCTTTTTTCTTTTCTTGTTAATTTCATAAATGGTTTGAGGAAATTTACCCAAGCGTCGTCGTCTTTCGGTAAATACTTAAAGAGACCATCCTCCATCATCATTCTCATTAAGTTTTTATATCCCCTATCTGTAGGGTCTATATCGTCTGTTAAAATCTGTTCTACTAAGTCTTTTCCGTCATCTGTAATTAAGGGGTTTTTAAGGTCAACAATTTTTTTGTTCGTATTATAGAACTCTTCTCCAAGTATAGACAATTTTGTCTTACCAGTCAAAATATTATTTAGAGTTTTAATAGGTTTCTTTTGTTCAATATTTCGAGCACAATCCAATATTTCCTCGACAGTACAAGGTCTCTCCTGTATTTGGGGGAAATATTTAATCAATGTTTTTTCACCCAAACCTTCGATTCCATTAATGTTATCGGATTTGTCACCAGTAAAGATTTTGGTTAACAACACATTATGGTGGGGAATATCAACTTTATTAATTGATATCATATCACCATTCTTATAATATTGTTTTGAAATTGGCGAATAAATGGTTACCCTCTCGGAAATGAGTTGGGTAAGGTCTTTGTCCGCAGAGAAGATTATAATATCCTCATCGGTTGCGATTTGTGTATAAAACGCCATAAGGTCATCGGCCTCATTGCCTACAACCTCAACTTGTCTAACAAAGATTTCTTCCAAATATTGTTTTATACGGACTTTTTGTTGAAGATACGACTCGTATTTGAACTCGTTCATATCTTGTCTTCGGTTCGCCTTATATTGGGGGTAAATAGACTTTCTAATGGATGAATTTGATTCTCCATCCCAAAACACAACAACCTTATCGTGGTTGTGTTCTTCAAGAAATTTTCGTAAGGTATTAATAAAATGGTAAATTCCTCCTAAGTGTTCACCATTGTTGTATAAATCTCTAGCCCCGTAGAACCCTATTAAAAGAGCATTGTTTCCATCGACTAATAATGTTTTTTTCAATTTTTTTCATTTATTGATTAACAAATTGTTTCCTCTTTTTTGAATGTTGGTTTGATATATTCCCCCAAAAATTCCGTAAATATTGCCTCCATTACCGGAACACATATTGAGTTACCGGCCAATGCAATATGATTATTTGTCGAAAGATTTGTTGATAATAATTTAGTGATGTCATCTTCTCTAACACCCATAAATCTATAACCCTCTCGTCCTGTAATAGTTCTCACTCTACCATCAACCATAATCTGTGGTGAACCTGTTGTCGTCAAACAAGGTGAACATCCATCTATAGAATATATACGTCTTGCTTGGTCATATTTAACATCGTTTCTTCTTCCCACAAGTTTACACACACTATCTTTTTTAGGTGTATTAGGTGTAATCTCACATTCGATAAATAAATCTTCCTTAATCTCTTTATCAATAAATGACCTCATTGATACTCTATCTTTTCTATGTTTATCAACACCACTCATGATAGATTCAACTTCTTCATTTGTCATTCCATAAACAGACATCATAAACACCCTCTCTCTATTCTGTGGACACCCAAAGTTAGCACCATTAAGAACCTTCCAAGAACAACCATACCCCAAATCATTTAAGAATGAAATATGATTCTTAAAATTTTCAATGTGATTATGTGACACCAAATTTTTAACGTTCTCCATTAAAAGATATTTGGGTTGGTTTTTAGTTAAAATTCTTTCAACTTCATATAGTAAACCACTCCTCGTACCTTTTTGAATACCCTTTTGAACCCCTGATATTGAAATATCTTGACAAGGGAAAGAATATGTCATTAGGTCACATTGGGGGTAGTTATCTTCACTTACTTTAGATATGTCCCCCAAATTACCCAATTTTGTTTCGTGTAATGAATCGTATGTAATATTTGCGGCTTTAAGTATGTCACAATTTGCAACATTCTCATAATCCACACCAATATAGTTTAGTGCCAATTCTTGAGTTCCATAACCCGAAAATAACGATATAACTTTTAATTTATTCATTTTTTTTTATTTATTGGTTAGATAATAATTTTGTTACTTTTTTTCAAATTTTCTTCAGCCCATAATGGTTGAAGGTTTGTATAATGACACAACTTGTAAAGTTCTTCCTCTGTTTTTGCGGAAGATAATGGAAGTTTGTGGTCAATGTGCCATTTATTCCTATTCTCCCAAGTCATACCATCAACAAATTGTTTTTCTAAATGTTCCTTAAGAAATTCCGGAGTACATCCAACGATTTCGAAAGTTTTGTTCTTTTTAGTAATATCAAACAAAGTTATATACTTCCATACTCTACATCTCATCCGATTAATTAAATTAAAAATAGGGTCACTATTTCTTCGTTCTTTTCTTTGTTCGTGTTTTCTTGATTTATAGTTTTTTCGATATTCTTTTCTTTTTT